GTCGTACACATATTACGTTGCACCAACGTTTTCTGTGAAGAAACCAACGACAAACCCTTCGATTTAAGTGGAGGGAAAAACACTATGTATTATGGCATACACCGCCTTACCACATTTTAAGTTGCCGTTTGTACAAGTACAAACTGGTAATGACAACCACTCCTTATATTTAAGTGGAGGATAAACCACTTTATTTTATTTAATTTATTTATTTATTTAAATATTAATTTAAACTACTATCTTATGTAGTAGCAGCAGTAGTCCAGGTCAAGTTGGACACTGTTTCGAAAGAAGCAGTGTTCATCATACCCGTACCACGCGCCAGCTCGTTCATAAGATTATTTATACAAGCCCTAATATTCACGGTCGCATCGTCAACACGCTGAGTAGCAGAAGCTACTTCAGAAGTGTTAGGATTCGCCGGATTATCTACTTCTATTATTCTATTCCTTGTGTCAAAGGAATTCATTAGCGCTGAGATCAACGGATCTAGCGTACTATTATACCTAAAAACACGAAACCCATTTTCACCATCGTTGAACCTGTTAGTTCTAGTAGGTACAGTCTTGAACACATCACTAAATTGCTGTTGTACAGTAGTTCTAGCATTCTGTGTTTGAAACTGATTCCCTAAAGAGACAGTACAGAGATCAATCAAAGTTATGGGATCCGCCCATACAGAACCAAAATATACTAATTGGCCAGGAGATGTCACAGTATAAGGCATGATTAAATAAACGAATCAGATGATATCTCGCTCGAGCTACCATCACGACTCATATCAGTCACACCTAAACTATTATCACTCCTATAACCTTTTCTAACTACATTTTTATTTTTATTCTTTTCTAGACCAACGGGTCTAGAAGCACTCACATTACTTCTATTAACAAAATTTTTATTTTCCTTTTCTTTGTTGTACTTGGGTTTTCTCAAGTTCTGCAAACGTCGTGCCATCGGTACGACCTCTATGAACTCCTCAACAACATCTTCTGTGAGTTCTATAGCGTCGTCTTCGGACACAGCGGTTATCTTCTCTCTTAGACCCTTTCTAACATTGTTTCTATGGACAATACAAACAGAAACAAACTCTAAGGACAATGGACACCACCCCTCGGACATAGCCACACCTCTTATATTCACCATAACTTCCCAAGGTCGTCTTTCGGCGTCTTGAGAAGTTATTGAATAATTTGGTATAAGCTTAAACGAGAAGTTTTTCTTGCTTGCCTTGGTAGTGTAAGAACCCAATGTCGCTTCATTATGACGTTGCATACGCTTGTCAATTAAGCAGATACTCACACCTCCTCGGCAATTGTCTGGTAGATTCCATTCTCCTGACACAACAAGACCGACTAAACACACATAACCATTTTTAACTAGCTTCACACCTTTAAGCAAATCTATCTCAGAAATATTGTCATTTTCTTTAGCCATTATTTTATCCACAGTAGAAATTCTAACCGACTTCATTCTAGTGAATGCCGAAGGTAAAACCTCTTCTGTTTTGGACAACTTAATAAACTCATCGATTTTGACAATAGCCTTCGACATCTTATTTTAAAAATTATTATAAGAAAAGAGACTCAAACAAAACTCTATTACTTAAAAACTTTACAATACACTTATAAACAAACGAACCCGGAGGGGCAGTCTTATGGACTTCCCGCACCGCCTCATCTAATTGAGCGTAATACGCACAATTATTTAAGGACTTTGATACATCTGCTAAAGAAATTCTGAATTCCTCGAGATGTTCCCTATCAGTAATATGTTTAGCCCCCAATTTGGATATAATCTTCAAAGGGTCGACATATACGATAGCACCTCTATCATGATGGATAACATAACGACCGCAGAAATAGCCGTATGTTTTCTTGAACAGTTTTGCCTCGAAATTCCACATCAGATTAGCACAGCTTTGTATGTTGGGTAAATCGCAACCTTTTGGCAAATAAACGAGACTATCATCACCGCAAAAAGCGGCTTTGATAACCTTCTCCATGGGTAACATAGAAGCCATACAAGCTGCTATGATTACTGTATTGCCTATAAAGGTCGTGACATCACCACTTTTCCTTTGATACCACAAGCAAGTTTTAATGCCGGCTGTGTAATCTTTCAAAGTTGTTTTCCTATGCCCCTGTTTCCAAACTTCGGCTAAGAATTCATCTATCCCCAGCCTCTTCCAAATCTCGTACTCAACCGCACAGTGGAACTCATTTTGACTTTTGTCATATTTGCTCACATCAAGTTCCAACACTTCCATCGGTTGGTGGACATCCAGGTCAGAAAAAAACTCTTCAATTTGCTCCGGAGTTTTCCTTGTAAAAAATAAGTACCTCGAAGTATCGATTGCTGAAAGCATTTGACGCGTAAGTTCCGAAAAAATCGGACCAAACAGCGCATTGATCTTCTTCGAGTGGTACACTATTGTTTGCAACGAAGGATACTCACTTTGGATTGACAAATCCAATTTTTGCTTTGGCTGGGCTTTTATGATGTGTCTATATTGGTCTATCGCTGGCAAATCTACGAAATCGTAGTCTGCCAACTGACCAATAGTAGACTTTTCCTGCTTTTCCATCCAGCGAATGAGAGCCTGCCTATCTATTATATTTTTTCCCCCGGAGTAGCCTAAGCTACAACCGGAGAGTTTATCTTTTAAGAAATAACTATCAAAAAACTTATCAGCTACTACTGAAGCAGTGTTTTCCATATCCACAGTACCGGACAATTCCGGACTGTTGAAATTTCTCTTTATCATAGCCACTAAATTCTCCAGTAAGCCCTGTGACCTAGGTTTTTCCGCCGCCGTTCTGATGACTGGTGTCATTGGAACTTTGACGTTATCCCTAGGTACAGGCACTGACTTCGAGAAATCCAAAACGCAATCTTTAACATTAAGAGATATGTCCGAACAGTTCATAGTTACAGCATCGAAATCATTCAAAACTGTACTATTACCTGGCAAACATTTATCATAATAAAATTGCAGATCTTGAGCGTCTCCGGATTTAGGGGCTTGCACAAAAAGATTTTCAGACAAATAAACACTGCTTACCTGTAATTGCTATGCACAAACACTATCTACCATATAAACATCTAACAAGAAATTACTAACACACTCCAAATCTCTAACTAATTTAACCAGAGGGTCAAGAACTACAGTGTAGTACTTGAAGCACCGTGTGTGCCTTGTTAGCCCAACGAGTACATGAGGACTTTCTCTTGAAATGATATGAATCGGGGTAGGTGTCAACCTAACCAAACTCACTTCTTCATATGTTTCACCCTGAATCTCATGTACTGTGTTAACATCCTGGTAACCTCTACTGAGCATGGTTAACTTGTCGCTTTGAGTAAAGGTCACCACCTTTCCTTTCAGTGGTTTAGTAACCGGATTCATGATGGCAGCACCACTCACAACTTCCAAACCCACAGATCTTTGGGTCTTGGAGGTCGTTGTGACAGCGCCATCGTAACATTGATTCAAGAAATGGGTTACATCCACTGGACACCGTAGTGTCGTCCTTCTCTTCTCCGTCTCATCGACGATTAGCTTGCTGAAATGCTGAGGGAATGGGAAATTCTGCACTCGATTGATATAAGGTATTTGTTGAGTGTCTCCGAACACAAATGCTTCACTACACAGGCTAAGTTTTACTAGAAAGTAAACACAGCCCGGGTGAAGCATCAATCCTTCGTCAACAAACAGCCTTTTGAACTGACAAACAGGACCTTTTCCGAGATTCATCAGAAATGAATCCACTGTCTTCACATTGTCATTGTTTGCTACTATGTTTCCACTTTGGTTGGCTCTCTTCCTTATCATTGCCGCCGCCTCCTTCCCTGGTACCAAAACCAAATCCTCAGAAAAATTTACTCTTCTAAGAATTTCTTTTGTTTTACCACAGCCTGGAACGCCGTCCACCAATGTAACTCTAGCAGAACTCACAGAGATTGGCATGTCGCCTATAGACTTCTTCAGAACCCTTAACTTGGCCATGTCGGAATAAACCATAGACTCATTGGAAACTGCAACTTTCGACCAATCTGCATCGCAAATGGGAAGTTCGTTATGGTAAGACAGAAGTGCTAAAAAGCATTTACCGTCGAATTTCTGAACGACTCCCCACGAATGATTTTTAAGTGTAGGTTTAATTAGCCACATCTTCTTGCGCGCATCGAACACACCTACCTTCGATAGCGAATCTTGGAAACCAACACTTGAATCTTTAACCAGCTTCTTCAGATTAGAAACCGTGGCCGATAGTGATGCTGCCAGACTGTCTACATAGTTTTGCATTTGTTGCACTTGTAGAGGTCCGGAGTAGACTATCGAAGCCATCTTGTTACTAATAACAGATTCAGCTGTGAGCATATGATACTCCTCAAGACTGTTAATTTCCTCATTCCTCACGAAGGTATCGCATGAAATCTCGCTTGCAATACCACATAGCGGTAAACTTCCACTCATAACCATTGACTTGCTTGTCAGATCGATGTTATCAGTTTTAGATCCTAAAGTCAGTACTTCATCCCTTTCGCCTTGCTTTACGGCCTCAGCCATATTGCCTTCAGTTGGTTCCTTGAAAGGTAAGGTAACTCCACTCTCGTTTGAAAGAACTGCTACCACAATTTTGGCAGCAATGTCAGGATTTACACAGTTAATAGCACACATTCTAGAAAACTTTTCAAGATCGAAATCTTTAGAGTTCTCTAGAACTGACAGTTCAGACAGGGCGGAGTAATAACTCTCCGCTTCAGATAGATCCTTCGAAATGTCAATCGTTGGCATTTCCACAGACGCCTTATACTCTGCCACAAATCTATCATGAAATGTGACATAAGTATCCGGCACCTTAATCTCAAGCTTCTCAGCAGCTCCACTAATCAGTTTTTTCCTCAAGAGGCTCTCCTTCAGCTTAGGAAACATGTTACCACAGCCTGTTTTAATTTCCTCCCACACGTGCTCATGCACACTCTTGGCACTCAACGGGAATTTTGATACCAGCAATTCATCTTTAAGCATTGAAAGCTTGGTAATAAGGAAAAAAGTCATGGCCATACTTTGCAACAGAGCTTTATCTACGTCCCATTCAGACCTAGCAGTAACTCCATTAATGATTACCCTCGATCTTATTGACTCGACAAAGGATAATACATTGTTGTAAGTTAAAGCTTTGGCCTGATACGTTCTGATATGATTCAGCACAGTATAAACAAAGTCTTTACTGACTATAACTTCTTTTCTTGTCCTCTTTTGAGTCTCTAAGGAGACGTCAAAAAGAGGCACGATTACCATGTCTTTCATCTTTGGGAACCAGTAGTTGACGCTTGAATGATCTTCTAGCACTATCCTCTCAGAATTGAGCATTGCCAAAGTCTTTTTATAGTGCCATGCGTCTTCCATTGCTGAGTAAAATTCTTGTTGATCGCACCCTCTATGGTAAACTCCTCTATAAAGAGTGTAAGTATCTAACTTGGTAAATTTACAAAACCACGTGTTAACGCGGGTTATTAAAAACTCTTTCATATAAACAAACCTATTAGACGCAGGAAAATACGTCTTGCACACATATTTAAGCAAATTACTATAACTATGACTATAATTTAAAGTACTCTCATTAGAAAAAGAAAAATTGATTTTGTCACCATCGCGAGAAAAAATCCCACCAATTGTGGGCAACTCCACGGTGCTTACCTCAAGGAGTAACTCCTCGGCAAAGTGAAAAGCGGCGTAAAGCGTATGCACGTTCTTTCGCAGCAGCGCGGCCCCTAGCTCATCAGCCGGGATGTCGTACAGACTGTGTAAAGAAATGGCGTAAACTCTACCGCCGGAACTGTACCTGTTGCTTTCACAACACTGGAAAGTGTTGTTGCATACTACCTCATCGCTCCTTTCGGAGTACCTTTGAAAGGCCTCCTGCTGAAAAGCAGGTAGAACCTTATTGCGCGCCTTAAGTCGCGAAAGGTAAGTAGCAACTGAATCTTTCTGATTTTCATGCCTCATTATATCTCTGAGATCCAAGTTGGGCATGCAGCAGTGTACATAATCTCTTCCTTTGAACAGATGGGCTGCAAAATTCCCCCCTATATCATAAGTCAATGAACCGTAGGGAATCTGCATCATCAGATATTCCAACTCTAAAGAACGCAAACCAGCGGCAAGAGAATGAACCGCGAGTTGTGTGTTATAAAAAGTGATTTGGAATTCTGGATAAGCCTGAGAAACGATTAATGTCTGTTCTTCATTAATCGATTTCGAGAAATTTATTTTTGGCCTTCTGTCCTTAGCGTTAAACTCTTCGACAGCGGTATCGTAGAGTCTACGCTTGGCTAGATCATTCACCAGGGAGTTTTGTCCCCTGACGGTATCTAGCAGAGCACCTTGCATAGATTGTTGTATGTGTGCCATTGTAGTTGTATGTTGCAAATGTTGTTTGTTGTTGTAAAATTGTTGTTGTTGTAT